TATGGTGGAACGGCGAAGAAATTGATTCTTTTGCCAGTAAAGAAGAAGCTGTAGCAATGCAAAAAGAATATGAAATGGCTTATAAAGGTGGCGTTTCAATTAAAAAAGCAAAAGTAAAAGTAGAAGAAGCTAGTGACACACACTGTTCAGATAAATGCTGTGGTAGTGATGTAAAAGCAGAAGATTGTGGCTGCCCACCAGATTGCCCGCACTGTAATTGTAACGCTAAACTAGATGAAGCAGAAAAATACACACAAGATGATATTAATGCCGCAATTAAAATAGCAAACAGTTCAACAGGTAACATGACTGATGCCACTGATAGGATTGAGACAATTGAAGATGGGTTATCAAATCACCCAGATGTAGAAGAAGCACTTAAAAAGGCAAATGAAAGCAGAGAAGAAATGATATCACTTAAAAGATTATCAGGCATAACATAACATAATCATACCTCAATGAAGGGCACTTTTACAGTGCCTTTCTTTTTGGCTATATGAATTAAAATATCTTATAATTATGCTTGTGGTATAAATAATAATAGCGTATAATACAAGAGTGTTATACGTTTTATAGACACATCATGGCAAACAATGACAAACATATAGGAGAAACATCATGGCAACATCATTAGCCGAAATTAGAGCAAAGTTACAAGCAACAGAAAACCGCGGAACAGGCGGCAATTCACAAGGTGGTGGCGATAACGCTATCTACGCACACTGGAACATCCAAGAAGGTCAAACAGCAAGAATAAGGTTCCTGCCTGACGCAAACAAAGATAACACATTCTTTTGGGTTGAACGTAACATGATCAACTTAGCTTTTGCCGGCATCAAAGGGCAAGGCGACAGTAGACCTGTAACTGTACAAATACCGTGTATTGAAATGTGGGGAGAATCATGCCCAATCTTGGCAGAAGTAAGAACATGGTTTAAAGATCCATCATTGGAAGACATGGGCCGTAAGTATTGGAAAAAGAAATCATATCTATTCCAAGGCTTTGTTAAAGAAAATCCAATCACGGACGACAAAACACCGGAAAATCCAATCCGTAGATTTATCATTAGTCCACAAATCTTTAACTTAATTAAATCATCTTTGTTAGATCCAGAACTAGAAAACTTACCAACAGACTATCAAGGTGGTTTAGACTTTATTGTTACTAAAACATCAAAAGGCGGTTATGCTGATTATTCTACTTCAAAATGGTCACGTAAAGAATCAGCACTAGACGCGGCAGATTCAGCGGCTATCGAACAATTTGGTCTTCACAACCTAGCTGACTTTCTTCCTAAGAGACCAAGCGAAGTTGAACAAAAAGTAATGAAAGAAATGTTTGAAGCATCAGTAGATGGGCAAGCATATGATGCAGAACGTTGGGGTAATTACTACAAGCCAAGAGGCCAGTTTAATGCGCCTGCAACAGCAACAGTAAATGCATCTGCAGTAGTAACAGCAACAGCACCAATAGCACCAGTAGCAACACCTGCGCCAGCAGTAGCAACAGCACCAGTAACTGAAACTGCACCAGCGGCTCCAGTAACTGAAGCAGTAGCAACTCCTGCTCCAGCTGGGGGTGGTGGACAACGTGCTGAAGACATTTTAGCGATGATTCGCAATCGTCAGAAAACGTCGTAAGAAGTAAAGTAGATGTTATCACGGTTAGATGATGTAATCTATCCTAATCGTTGTGAGGTAATAGAAATAGAACCCTCACAACGATACATCTATCCTATTTTCAAAAATGCCAGCTCTAGCATCAATGAGTGGGCAACTCAACAAAAATATAAAATACTGTTCAATGAACAACTATCACGCATAGACGTAATAGATGTTATATTAAGAAACCCAGAGGAACGATTCATCTCTGGCATTAACTCCTTTATATGGAATTTAAAGAGAGACAATCCTACTTTTGATCAAACAACTATATTATATTTTGTGGAAAATTATCTATTCTTAAATAGACATTATGCTCCACAATTAGCATGGTTACTGAATCTATTTAGGTATATAGATAGCACCAAGATAAATATTGTCAGTATGAATAGTGTAAAAGAGTATACCCCACTAAACACTAAACCAGAAGAGGACAAGATACTGTCTGATAAGGATGTTGCTAGATTAATAGGTAACAAGTTCAATGAGATGTACTTAAGATTAGATACTAGACTATTAGATCTAGTAGGAAATAAATGGACAAAAATACAAATAATGACACATCTATTAAATAGAGATCCCCAAGCATATTTTGACACAATCGGAAAATGTAACACAATATTAGGTCAAAGTGATGTATTGTCCTAGACTAGATCATTTTGTCAGATTTAATCCAAACAGCACAGTGAGCCGATGCGGGCATATGATTGATGCCCCACAGTTTGATAGCCTAGAAGCGATGGACAATAGCGCCTGGCTAAAAGATATCAAAGATATGCTTAATAGAGATCTTTGGCCTAAGGAATGTGGTAGATGTCAGCAGACTGAGGAATCGAATGGAACTAGCATTAGATTAAACTATATCAATTTCGACAAGCTACAAAAACAACGAGACTATCTCACAGTTGGTGGTGTATTAGATAATATATGTAATAGTGCTTGTCAGTTCTGCAACGAGGAATTAAGTACAAAGATAGGCGGATTAAAAAGCAAACAATATCCCGTAGTGGATAACAGCAAGGGCTTCTGGGCATTACCGTTAGATAGAGTAGTTCACTTAGACATTAACGGTGGTGAACCGAGTGCTAGTAAGAACTATAAAGAAATACTAAAAAACCCACCTAAAAACGTTCGTAGCATTAGGGTAAACACCAATTGTGCATTGGTTATAGACGAGTTAGAGAGACTTTTAGAACAAGGCATACATGTTACTGTTACTGTAAGTTTTGATGGCGTTGGAAAAGTACATGATTATGTTCGCTGGCCAATTAAATGGAATAAATTCTATAATAATCTAATGAAGTACAAAGCTATGGGAATTAGCACCCTTAACTTATGGTCTACTGTAAATGCACTTAATGTTGGAGATTTTGCTAACATGATTGATTTCAAAAATGAACATAACATAGAACACAGTTGGGCATTGTTAAATCAACCCGAAATGTTAGACATTAGATATGAGAATTGGTTAACATTAATGGCTAAAGAAACACTAGCACAAAGTAAAAACATAGAAGTATTGCCATTACTAGAACAATTAGCATCATTGGAAAACAATACAACGCAACTATTACAGTTTATTAAACAACAAGATAAATTAAGAAATATTAATTTTAAAGATTATTATCAATGAAGATAGCAATTACAGGGCATTCAGCAGGAATCGGTCAGGCTCTAGCAAAACAGTATGAGCAACGCGGGTTTGAGATTGTTGGGCTAAGCCGCCGCAATGGCTACAATATCCGTAGCATACCTAAAGTTGCTAGGATGATCGAACCATGTGACATGTTTATTAATAATGCTCAAATTGGATACGCCCAGACTGAATTATTATTTGAGATATGTCGACAGTGGAGGGATGTTCCAAATAAACATATTATTAATATATCAACTATGATGACACTTAATCCAACTGTTGATAAAGCATCGATGATAGAATATAAAAATCAAAAACAAGCATTAGAATCAGCACATTGGGAATTAGTACACAAACAAGAGTGGCCACAGATGACACTGGTCAAACCTGGTGAAGTTAAGACTGGAGAATGGAGCGGTCCCAAAGCAGTAGATGTTAACAAGTGGGCAGAGTTTGTAGTTAATACATTAGAATCAGCAACACCGACTATGAAAGTGTATGAGCTGTCCCTGGGAGCAGACTATACCTAATGGATAGTAAAGAATATCTAACTAATAGAAAGTTTTGTCCTATACCGTGGACAGGATTTATGTATTTTCCAAGCGGTGACGTATTGAACTGTATTCGTAGTCAACTACCTATAGGTAATTTAAAAGATAAATCAATACACGATATATTAAAAGAGAACACAAAAACTAAACAGAATATGCTTGATCACAAAGAGGGCATAGGGTGTAATGTATGTTATGATCTTGAAGGAGACAAACAGAACTATGATATGATTAGTGATCGTATTTTCTATCTGAAAGAGCTAAAGACTGTAGATAACACATTGTATAATGACCCTAACAATTTTAAGTTACATAAGATAGATATACGTTGGACCAACGTATGTAATCATGCTTGTGTATATTGCGGCCCAGAATACTCTAGTAAATGGGCAACTGAATTAAAAATACAAGTACAGGAGCCTACACCTGAACGTGTAGAGGAACTTAAACAATTAGTATTTGATAATGCACACCAACTTAAACATGTTTATCTAGCGGGCGGTGAGCCGTTATTAATGAAAGAGAATTTAGAGTTATTAGAAATACTTCAAGAAAAGAATCCTGATGTAAACATCAGAGTAAACACTAATCTAAGCAAAACAGGGACTAAAGTATTTGAAAAGATATGTGAATTTTCCAATGTACATTGGACCATTAGTCTCGACGAGATGGGGGAAGAGTTTGAATACATACGTTACGGTGGGGTGTGGACAGATTTTTTAGATAATCTTAATATAATTAAACAGCTTAATCATAAGATATCATTTAATATGTTACATCACTTGTTAAATTATAGATCATTATTTAAAACAATTGAATTCTTAAAGCAATTAGGATTTCACAATAACAGTTTTGTTGTGGGATCTTTATTAGGTCCAGATCACCTAAATATTAGGCATTTACCAGAAAAGATGTTAAACTTAGTAAAGTCAGATATTATTGCATGGTTGGATAAAAAACCAGGATATTTACTTGAAGATGGATTAAAGAATGTGTTACAATATATTAATAGTCCAATTGAAAAGAGAATAGATCTATGTTTAGAGGAAATAGCAAAGATAGACCAAAGGCGTGGTATAGACAGTAAGAAAATATTTACAGAATTTTATAATTCATTAGAGGGGCAATAACATGGCAAAACCATTTGATATATCGAAATTTAGGAAGTCAATTACCAAAAGCATTGATGGCTTAGGGTTTGGCTTTAACGATCCAACTGATTGGGTTTCAACAGGTAACTACACATTAAACTATTTAATCAGTGGTGACTTTAACAAGGGTATTCCGCTAGGTAAAGTAACAGTGTTTGCTGGTGAATCAGGTGCAGGCAAGAGTTACATCTGTTCAGGTAACATTATTAAACATGCACAGGAACAAGGTATCTATCCAATCTTAATTGATACAGAAAATGCCTTAGATGAGAAATGGTTAATAGCACTAGGTGTTGATACAGCAGAAGATAAGTTACTTAAACTTAACATGGCTATGATTGATGATGTTGCTAAAACAATATCAGAGTTTATGAAAGAGTATAAACTAATGCCAGATGAAGAAAAACCAAAGGTATTATTTGTTATCGATTCGTTAGGCATGATGTTAACACCTACAGATGTTAACCAATTTGAAGCAGGTGACATGAAAGGTGATATGGGTCGTAAGCCTAAGGCATTAACATCATTGGTGCGTAACACTGTTAACATGTTTGGTAGTCATAATGTAGGTATGGTGTGTACAAACCACACATACGCAAGCCAAGACATGTTTGATCCAGACGATAAGATATCAGGCGGACAGGGCTTTATTTACGCATCAAGTATTGTTGTTGCCATGAAGAAACTTAAACTTAAAGAAGATGAGGACGGCAACAAGATATCAGAAGTTAAAGGTATCCGTGCTTCGTGTAAGATTATGAAAACACGATATAACAAACCGTTTGAGTCAGTACAAGTTAAGATTCCATACGAAACCGGAATGAGTCCATATTCAGGACTTACTAACATGCTTGAAAACAAAAAACTGTTAGGTAAAGAAGGCAACAGTCTTGTTTATAAAACAGCAGATGGTACAGTTATTAAGAAATTCCGTAAAGCATGGGAAGCCAACGATGATGGCTGTTTAGATGTTGCTATGAAAGAAATTAGTTCTAGCCTAAAAAGACTAAGTACGGATGTCAAAGAGCCTGAAGAGGAAACAGTACCAGTGGTTGAAGTAACAACAGGTGCCACTGAAACACATATTGAGGAAAACGCAGAATGACAATAGATGTTGATAGCCTTAGTGACTTATGGATAACGGTTAAGGAATACATTCCTAGCAAAGATAGACAAACAGCCGCAGACCATGTTGTTAGTGTGGTTGCTGATAGTGGACTTAGCGAAGATGATCTTAAAGCATTTGGTGGGACGGATGCATATCTGACTAGAGCAGTAAGAGATGTTCTGGGCGAAGAAGAAGTTCCTGAAGAAGAAGATGATGTTTATGGAAGTGATGACTATTAATGTGGTATAGTCGAGTAGTTGCTAGTTTAGGCTCAATTCCTGACATGATTCTCTTTTACGAAGGAGAGTTAGATGATGCTAAACGAGAGATTGCTATACATGGCAATATAGAAAAATCACTAGCACAACTCCCAGGCATTACCGAACATCGATTTAATCAACTACAAGAAATTGAAGCAGTTTTAAATTTTCTTAACATCCAATTGAGAAAACTTAGACGCAAATACTTCCAAAAGTATCTTGAAGCCTACAACAGAGCATTAACGTCGAGAGACGCAGAAAAATATGTAGATGGAGAAGACGAAGTTATTGATTTTGAAACTATTATCAACGAAGTAGCACTACTGCGTAACAAGTGGTTAGGTGTTATGAAAGGCATTGAAAGCAAAAACTTTATGCTTGGGCATGTTACTAGATTAAGGACAGCAGGTATGGAGGATTCATCAATTGGCTAATTATCACGATAGTTGGGCGACACTCAAGTTAATATACGGCTATGATACTTTTTTAGAAAGTCTTAAAACAGTCTGTGACATGGGCTGTGGTGATGGTAGCGACATGACATGGTGGGCTACCTTAGAAAGCAAAGATGACACCCCAATACCATACAATTATAAATGCTATGCAGTTGATAAAGATATTAATAGATTGAATAAGGTTCCTGACCTTACAAATATATACAAGATTAATAGAGACTTTACTGAAAAAAGAATAATTCCAGTAAGCATTGATCTAATGTGGGCACATGACAGCTTACAATACAGTATCAATCCATTGGAAACTTTGCGTTTTTGGAACGAGCAAATGACAGTCAATGGAATGTTGGTATTACACGTGCCACAATCTAACGGTGTACACAATAACAAATACTATGCTGATACCCACAGTGGGTGTTATTATAATCACACCCCAACCAGTTTAATTTATATGCTAGCTGTAAATGGATTTGATTGTAGGGATTTTTATTTAAATAAAACATGGCAAGACCCGTGGATAAAGATTGCTGTATATAAATCAGATATAGAACCAATGGATCCTAAGACTACCAGTTGGTATGACCTAGCAGAAAAAGGATTATTACACGATAGTATAGTTAACAGTATTAATAGATATGGATACCCAAAACAAGAAGAAATTGTTGTGAATTGGTTAGATCGAGAAAACTATTATATTGATTGGGTTATGCCAGCTACACAAATACCTGAAAGTGCCGGAGAGCCAACTATAACTGGAAAAGTTAATCAAACGGTTAAATCAAAAACAAAGAAAGTAGCACAACCACCAAAACACACTAAATCAACGAAGTTACTTACTCCTGTTGGCATCATGCGAGCACCTAAAGGTCAGAGCTTTACAAAATGACCAACAAGGTTGTTCTAGTAACAGGAGGATTTGATCCTCTACACCGCGGACATATAGAATACTTGTTGGCCGCCCGTAAATTAGGTGACATATTAGTAGTTGGTGTAAACTCAGATGCTTGGCTTGTCCGTAAAAAAGGGCGTGCTTTTATGCCTAGCATTGATCGAGTAGCAATATTAGAAAATTTAAGAATGGTAGATCATTGCGTGTTGTTTGATGACTCAGATGACAGTGCCATACGGGCTATACAAAATGTCAAATTACTGTATCCTGCAGGTCAGATCATTGTAGCCAATGGTGGAGATCGCACAAGAGATAATAGTCCTGAACTGTCAGAACCCGATGTTACATTTGTGTTTGGTGTTGGCGGAACCACAAAGAGTAATTCAAGCTCATGGTTACTAGACAAGTGGAAGTCCAACTAACGATAAATACACTATCATGAGACTACAACATATATTACTAGAAGCAAAGGGAATTTTTGGTCGCCTAGCAGGTGACAAGTTCGTTAATGCTACCGGCCAAGAAGCAGAATTCATTCGAGTTGATTCCTATCCAGAACCCAATACTGCACAATTTGACAATCCAGAACAACGAGACGAAACACTCGCACAGTACGAACAAGACATGCACAGTAAGATTGTGTGGACTAATTCTCCCAATGCAGGCAGTCTAGCATTTGCCGTAGCGGTGTTAGATAACATGGATGGTGGTGTTATACTATGGGGCAGATACCTACAAAAGACCAAACACGACATGATGAGCGTATGGTCAAACAAAGACATACCTACAGGATGGAGTTTAGCAACCAAAGGTGCTATTAAAATGCAAGTGGGATATGATCCACAGAACCTAATTAAAACTGAAAATGTATTCATGACTGCCGCCCAGGTAATTGATACTGTGGGCAAGAATGCCCCTCCCGAAGTTGCTCCAGTCTTAACAGATATATTATATGGACTAGCAACAGGACAACCAAGGACTGTGTTCAAGGGCATGGCTGATCATATGGAAGCCTTACGTGACTACTTTGGTGAGATCATGCAACCCGTCGCCCTGGAAGGTGGAGTTATC